TGCGTACCTGGGCGGTGCGTACCTAGGCGGTGCGTACCTGAGCGGTGCGAACCTGGGTGGTGCGGACATGCCTGAAACATTCATTGACTTAGGTCATAGGTCAGATGGATGGTTTCATCATGCATTTGCAATAAACAGGGAAATCTGGATTAGGGCTGGATGTCATTACTTCGATGAAGTCCATGCCGAACATCATTGGCAATCACATTGTCGAAGCCCTGATTGTCCACTTTGCTTTGAAAGCTTAGCCAAGCTTGAAGCAGCACGAAAAATCTTCGAATTTAGAAAAGTTGTCGATAGGAAGAAGACATGAAATCCAAAATTCCGGTGACGGTCTTCCACCGTCCCAACGCTCGAAAAGAGCTGGCAAATGTTACGGTCAATGATGAGACCGCTGATCTTGCCGCCCGCATCTTGGAAGCGATCGATGACGCTGCTTTCACATATGAGGACATCGGAGGCCCTATCAGCCTTTGCCTTGAGGGCTCGGTGATCGACAGTGACGGCCTAGCCGACATGGATGACATCGTCATTGATATCGTGCCTTATGCATCGGTTGATCGCTGTGACTGGGCTGGATTTGTCCTGGCCTGCATGTCCAACAAGACCGTGTCGGCTGCACTGCAGAAGAAAGCGAAGGGTGACTCCTGATGCTCGAAGGCATCATGACCGTTTTGGTTGTCGTCGCAGCGGTCCTATTCTTACTTCTGGCCTGGGCGTCAGCGGTCGTGGTTCAGGAATGGGATCGCGGAGTCGTCTTCACCCTGGGTCGATATGCTGGCATTCGACGCCCAGGCCTTCGCTTTATCATTCCTGTTCTGCAACAGATGGAACTGGTCGACATCCGGGAAAGAGTGGTCGACGTGCCGCCCCAGGAGATCATCACCAAGGATAATGTTTTGGTGACTGTCAACGGGGTCATCTATTATAGGATTACCGATCCGCGCATGTCTCTGGTTGATGTTGAGGACATCGAGGCGTCGACAAGAGAGATGGCGCAATCGACCTTGCGCGAGGTCAGCGCAGGTTTCGATCTCGATGATCTGGGTGATCCTGAAAAAGCCGCGCGCATGATTAGGGGACGGATGGAAGAAAAAACCCAAAAATGGGGCGTGATCGTTCCCAATGTCGAGATAAAAGACATCAGGGTTGATCCCAAGATGCGAGCGTTGATCTCACGTCAGGCTGAAGCTGATCGTGAGCGCAAGGCGGTGATCATTGAGGCTAATGCTCAAGAGATGTCGGCTCAATCTTTAGCCAATGCCGCTACAATCTTGGGATGCACACCGCTACAGCTTCGCTATCTGCAGACCTTGAACGCGATCGGCAGTGAACCATCCAACACCATCGTTTTCCCATTCCCGACCAGTCTTGCTGACATGATCGGCGGCAAGGGTCTGCCTGATGATGTCAAGACCGCCCTTAGCTCTGTGGCGACGTCACTTCTTGCCAAGGACAATCCTCAGCTTGAACAGCAGCTGCAAGAGGATCAGGAGGAAGATCCCGTTTAATCGATTGCTGGCTGGACAGAGAAAAGGCCCGGCCGGGTTCCCCCTGCCGGGCCTTTTCGTGCGTGACGTTCTTGCGCTGACCAGCTTAGCCGAAGCTGATGCAGACGGGCAAGATGAGAGCGGCGGCGACGACGCCAGCAAACAGGATGTAAGCCGGCGAGGTCGAATGCTCAGGCGTTTTCAAAGTCGTCATGAGAAATGATCCTTTTTTGCTCCTCAGCCCTTGCCGAGGCGACAAAACTTATCGTATAGAAAATTATGTTACCGTCAAGGACTGAAACTTTCCTTTTGGAAACATCGGGCGCAAAAATTTATGATGATCACCAAGGTTCAAATCAGGGGCGCGTTAGGTCTGCTCGACATGAAGCCGCCCGATCTGGCGAAGGTTGACGGGATGGTGTCGATCCAGGCGCTAAGGCGTTTCTTGAAGCCTGGGCCGCGTGGAATGAATTCCAACAATCTTCAGCATATCGAGGCCTATCTCAAGGAGCGCGGCGTCAAGTTTTTTGGAAAGACGGGAGTTAGCCTGACAGAAGACTGATAGCCGCCGGAGGGATGCCCCCCTCCAGCGGCCGATATCCAAGCCAAACCGATGAGGGAATGAACAAGGATGAACACAGCATCTACCGATCAGAATGAGGGCACGCAAGCGCCGGATTCTGCCTTGCGGCTTTTTCTGCGCGGATTAGTCATCCGTGTGGGTCTCGGGATCATCCCGGTGATTGCCATGGTCTGGATGATGATCGTCGATATCGGAACGTTTCGTATCGGCCTTGATCTGCTTGAGATCAGGGTGTTCTCGCTATTCGGCATTGTCTCAGCCATTGTTCTAGCGCGCGTGTGGCTCAAGCTGAAATCAATCATCCTTTACGGACTGATCGCCATCATTCTGTTCGGCGTGATGCTGTTCCGCGTCGATGTCCTGATCACCCCGATCTATCCGCTACAGATCAGCGTGCTTTCACTGATGGGCATGGTGGTCATCCAGCACCCCTTTGCAGGGTTTCTGGGCTGGTTCTATCGAACAGCGGCCAAGCGGGCGCAAAAGCGCATCAAGACCAAGCTCAAAGCCATCAATGCGGTTGACGCCTGACCATGCGCCCGCCCTTCGTCATCTCCAGGGGGCGTGAACTGATCAAGCCTGAGCTTGTCATCAGTGGTGAGGTGGTGGACGTGCCTGTCATCACCACCGAGCGCGGGCTGGTGAATGAGAACATGACCGCCAATCAGGTTGATCGTGATCGGTGGTGTCAAAACTTCATCGTTCATGCCGACTTCTGGCTAGGGATCATTTGCGTGGTCACATCAGGCGTTTACGGACTGCATGCGTTTGATCTGATCACGCTTTCCATGATCGGGCTTTACAGCATCTTCACCGTTTCGAATGTCGCCGCGCTCTGGCTACTGGTTTTGGGCCTGCTGACCGGCTTGCTCTACAAGACCAATCAAGGGACTGGCGTCCCCAATTTAGACGGGGTGACAGCTACCCCGGTTGATCCACTCGCCCAGCATAAGCAGGCGGTCAATACCGGCGGGGGTCGCATTCGAAGAATCCTTATGCTCGCTGTGATCGAAGGCATTCTTTTGATCATTGGCATGTTTGTCGATGGTTATTGGCAGATTCTTCTAGGCTGCCTGGGCCTGATGATTTTGACGCTTGGCGTGATCAATGAAGTGAATGAGATTGAGGTCAACAACGTCGTCAATGCTGAGCTGCAAAGGCTGGCTGCAGGACGGCCGGAAGCTTATCGCGAAGTGGCTGAGCATAATGATCGCGTTGCCGCTGAGACAAAGGCTCTCCCAAGACATCTACAGAACAACAAGCGTCGGCGGGCTCGATATGGCGCGCGCAAGCGAATGCAGATGGCGGTCCTGACGTTCACCGACTTCTTTCTGTTCGGATCATGCGTGCTTTGCTCATTCGTAATGGATCAGAACAGCCCGATCATTCAGACGTGCGTCACCTTCATTTTCTTCGCAACCGGGGCATGGATGATCTTTCTCGGAAAGGTGACCGGTCACGGTGATCCAGGATCACATGAACATCCCTTTTATGAAATGACGGGGCAGGAGTTGGCGAAATGATCGAAAAGCTACGAACCCATGTCGGCGCTTCCTATTGGATTCGTCCTGACATGATCGGTGACATCGAGAACCCTGACGGTAGCTATAGGAAGGGGCCGCGTATGGCGGCGGTCTATAGCAATGCTTATCGCCTGTTCAAGGCGATCTTGCTGCTTGATGCCGCCGTCCTCTTGATCTGGGCGGCTTGCATCGCTGGCATCATCTCGGAGGGCGGTGAAAGCGCTCTTGCGGTGGGTGTGATCACCTGTCTGGTTTTCGGTCTGATCAGTCTGTTCCTTGCCATGATCACGGTGATGGCGGTCCGGAGTGAACGCCTAATCATGGTGATTGCCTATTACCAGATCGACGGTAGGCCGATCATGGGCTTCCATGATGATTTGCCTAGCTGATGACCAGGAACCTTCCAGCGGCTACTGTGACCCATCTACAGAAGCAGGCGAACAACATCCGCCGTCGTAATGGCAGCGTGATTGACCAATCCTATCATCAGCCGCCCTGGCACGTGCGAAACGGGGCTCTGATCGCCGTGACCGGTGGCGTGGCCATTGTGATGTTTCTGGCCGTGATCGCGGGCGCGCTGGTCATGTCTGTTTTGCAGGATGATGGCGACCAGACTATTGAGATCGTTGCTCAGCAGGTGGATATCATCGACAAGCTGATTGAACGTGATGAGCGGCGCGAGCAAGAGCTGATTGAGCAAAGGGCGAGGGAAGATGAGGCGAGGGACGCTGAAAGCTCTTGGAAGATCGCAGCAACCTATTGGATTGTATGCGTCGTCTTTATCCTTGCCGCCGCTCATCAGTGGTTTGGATTATGGGGCGTCGGGATTGCGCTCGCTGCCATGATGTCGATCTTCGGCATCTGGTCCGGCAACATCGTCATGGAGACATTTAGCGGTTAGCCAGATCCAGCAGCACGTCACCATGACAGCAACTTTTCAGATCGCACCAGCAGGCGAGATCTTTCCCGCGTAGATGTTGCAGCCGGCCGATAATGTTGATCGCCCAGGGCGGCGCATCATTGGCGTTGCGCATAGCCAGATTGAGAGACAGCCTGAAAAGCTCGACGGCCTCCTCAGCATCTATGATGCGCTTGCCTGGGACATCGCCAAACATGGGCACGCGCCCGACAATGAAGGGGTTCCCATATTGGCCAGGGCGGGTGACGTTGATCACACCTTCCGGCATGCGCCAGCCTTTGATCCTCTGACGTTGAATGCGCTTCGGCATCATTCATATCCCTGTTTTTCAGCCCACCAGCGATCGACAACAACGAAGGTGTCTTCATAGGTCACGGTGACGCTTTTCGGCACCCAGAAGTCATCATCATCGATCTCGAACAGCAAAGCCTTTTCGGTTTCAGCAACGAAGCGATCGACGTCAATTTGAACCGTGTCCTCGATTCCGTCACCAAAGTCGAAACCGGGCATTAGACGGCCTTCCTCATGATCAGCCCGCCATTGTTGACATGCTCGCGAACGTTGATGTTGGTGATCAGCGCGCGCTCAGCATCATCCGGGCTGTACCATTCGAAGTCGGCTTGCATGCGCATGTCATAGACACGATACATTGAGCTTTCCATCATGCCTTTGCAGCCTTCGGTCCGCTGGCATTGGATCATGAAAGGCGTGACGCCCTCATCGAGGTCCACAGTCACCACATGGTCGAGGCAGTCGGGACAGACATAGATGTTTTTCTTGTCCTTGAAGCCTTTCCTTTCCCTGATCTCTTTCATCTCACGCATTTCAGAGCGCATTTTGTCCAGCTCAGCTTTGATGGTTTTATCACCGATGATTTCTTTCATGTGGGGAAGTTCTTCGATCTTTTTGGTCATGCTCCATCCCTCCAAAGGTCCAAGCCGTGATATTCCATATCCAATTCACGTAGAACGTCCCTGACGACGCGCAAACTTGCCTGGGTCAGGGGCATGCCCATTGATGCCCTGATATCGATCTCTGAGACCATTTCCCCGCCGGCTTCATCGATATAGGCGTTGATCCTGACTTTTAGATCTTCCCCGCTTTCTGGGCTATCGGGGGGAGGGATATCAGCTGCACGTCTTTCGATGATCTCGTTGATGACCTTCATCAGGAACACGGGGCAGACTTCGACACAATTCTTGCCGACGACCGTCATAAGTGCCTTTTGAAAGTGGGTGATTTGTTTTTCAGAAGCTCTATCGGGCCTTGGTGCGCTCATCATCACCTCTTGATCGTTACGCTTGTGCAGTGCAGAAGGTCAGGGCATCATTCCCATGGAAAGACTTGATATGGAGACCGCTACCCCTTGTTTTTGGTGTTCTGTGGCATGGGTAGGGGCTGTCATAGCCGCGTTCAATATGGCGTGCTTGGCCGCTTTCCTGGTGATGTGCTTTGGATGGCCCTGCCAAAAGAAGCAAGCCCATGACTGAAGGCAATCCCATGCATTGGCAGCATACGCGCTGTCGAATCTCGCGCTACACTGAGAAGCCGATCGGGGATAACGTCCATCAACTGATAAGAATCAGTGAATATTCCTATGAGATCCTTCACACCCTGCATGCGCAGATTTCAGCGGGGAACGTCGCCGGCATCGCGGTTGCGGCGGTGATGTCTGATCGAACATCCTTCACCGCCTTTGATGCCGGGACATGCTCACACACTGACATGATCGGCGTTTGCGATATGCTCAAGCATCGCCTACTGATCAAGATGGACTAGTCATCATGAAGCTCCGGCTCGAACTGATCGAAGGTCTTGGGCGATTGTTTAAGCATCAGAGGCAGAGCCCATTTTGATTCCTCAGGGCACATCTCACGCACCAAGACGGTCGGGCCATTCTTGCGCGCGGTCTGCGATAGCAGATAGCCCCCGCCGGGACCTAAGCGCGCGACGATCCAGCCATTTTCCTTTAGCTGATTGCACGTGACCTGAAAGAACCTTCTGCCCTTGCAATAGTGCTTGGCAAGATCCCAGCTACTGGTCGGTCCTGCCTTGTTACTCTTCTGATCAAGCGCCAGCTTCGCCATAACCTGCATGGCTCGTTTGGTCGCGCTATCCATCACATTCCTTTCATATGTTATGATGCAAGCCTAACATGTAACTTTGCTTGGACAAGTTTGTCAACGAAACCAATGCAAAAACCCAAACTTATTAATAGGCTTGTCCGTTATCATATGATACCTGTCTCAAGCGTGACAAAAGGAAGTCCATATGAAACTCACTACAAATATGAGATTGATCACTGTGCTTGCCGCATGCTTGATGCTGACGGCCCTTGCTCCTCTGAACGAGGTCAAGCAACCTGGAGCCGGGCATATCGGACTAGGTGCGATCAAGTGCAGTGTCGTCATAGAAGGCTTCAGCGTTTCAAAGTCATCAGAAATGCGTCAGTGGCTCTTTGGCTTCATGGCGGCGGTTGATGATGACGTCTTTGCCTTGTCCCAACAGGACATTGCCACACGTGAAACGGTGGAAGGGCAGATTGCCATCAAACTACGGAAGTTCATCGAGTCCTATTGCAACGTTCACGGCGATAAGACCATCGGTGATGGCATGGTGGACCTCAAGCGCAGCTATGACTTTGACGCTTGGCAGAACATCTTGAAGGCCTTTGACAAGCCCAAGTTTGAGCAGTAATTTTTATCGTCCCTGTCGGGTTTGGCTTTTGGGGTGTCGTTCGCTCGGCAGGGGCGCAATCACATTTTTCTTGCGTGACTTCATAAGTTCAGGTTATTGATCCAGATAAGTGCATAAGCACAACTACGGATCACCCATGCCGCCTTTTGATCATCCTCTCGTTCTCGATACCCTTGACGGCTTGCCAGAGTCTGTCCCGATCACCGATCTCTATGAAGAGGCCGATGACGGGAAATTCCGCATGGTGCCGATCAAGGGCCTGAAGCCCGAGGATGACTTTACCCGCATCAAGGGCGCGCTCGATAAAGAGCGTGCCGATCACAAGACGTCGAAAAGCAAGTGGAAGGGGCTCGGTGATCGAGATCCTTCTGAAGTTCTTGCCGCCCTTGATGAGGTGGAAGAGCTGCGCGCTCGTCTTGAGGAAGCCGGCGAAGAGCCTGACGACAAGAAAATTGAGGAACTGGTCGAGAAACGCATCGGCCGGCTGATGAGCCCCAAAGAACGTGAAATTGCCACCCTGAAGGCTTCCCTTGAGGAAAGTCAGCAGACCGGCGGCACTCTTCTGAAACAGCTGAATGAATTGGCGATCGGGACCAAGGTAAACGACCTTGCTCTGAAGTCATGTCATCCAGATGCCATCGCTGATGTAAAGATGGCTGCCAACTTCATGCTTGAACGCAATGAAGAGGGCGAGATCGTTACCAAAGAGGGACTTGAAGGCATTTCGCCTAATATGCCGATCGACATGTGGCTAACTGAGATGTTGGACAAGCGCCCCCTTTGGAACAAGGCAAGCGGCGGCGGCTCTGATGGTCGCGGTGGCAAGACGACCGGCGGCGTTCAAAAGAACCCGTTCACCTACGCGAATTGGGACACTGCGGCCCAGAACGCGCTCGCGAAAGACAAAGGTGTCGCAGAATGGCGCAAGATGGCCCTTGCAGCTGGTGTTGATCCAGCGCGACCGGCACGACCTCTAGCGCCGAACGGGGCAGGCTCAGGCTAAAGCTCCATAAGATAGCGGCGCATGGCGTCGCGACCGGTCATGGACCGTTTCATCACATAGCATCTGCCGACGCATGGGCGTTCGACGGATTTGAACCGCCCTAGCCGGACGCATGGTCGCCCGATCGGGGTTTTTCGAACCCATTCGGAGTCCAGCTAATGGCTACCACCCGTATTGGTGACGTCGTCACCCCCGAAACATTTTCCGCCTATGTCCGTCAGGAAACCGAGGAGAAGTGGAATCTTCTCCAGGCTGGCGTGGTCGCGCGTGATCCTTTCCTCGATAACCTCCTCGCTGGCGGTGCTTCCGCTCAGGGCGGCGGCGTTCTGTTTCAGATCCCGTCCTGGAAGCCCCTGGACGGTGATGACGAGGAAAACGTGTCGACCGACGCGACCGCTGACATCCTTCGCCTGATCGGTGGTGGAACTGCTGGCGAGATCTTCACCGCTTTGACCGCTGGCGCTTCGCAGGGGTCTGGCCTTGCTGGTACGGCGCTTGCTGCAACCGCCCGTGGCGACGCTGCCCCTCGCAAGATTGAGTCCAGCCTTGAAACGGCCGTTCGTCTCAGCCGCAACAACAGCTGGTCTTCGAATGATCTGGCGTCTCGCCTTGCTGGCTCCAATGCGCTTAGCGCAATCTCCAGCATGGTGGCCACCTATTGGCGCATTCGTCTTCAGAAGGCGATGATTGCCACCACTCAGGGTGTATTCGCCGACAACGCTGCCGCCCCGTCCGGTTCCGAGCATGTTCAGGATGACCTGACCTTTGATGTGTCGGGCGTCTCGTTCTCGGATGGTGTCACCAACATCCAGGCGGAAAGCGTGATCGACACGCTGGCGCTTCTCGGTGATAGCTCTGACGACATCGTGGCGATGATGGTCCATTCCACGGTGATGGCGACGCTCAGGAAGAACAACCTGATTGACTTCGTCCCTGACAGCATCAATGGCCTGTCCGTGCGTATCCCGACTTTCCAGGGTCGCCGGCTCATTCAGGACGACTCGCTCCCCAATCCCTCGGGTAGCGCATCGCTGGGATCGAACACCGCAGCCGGCATCTACCACACTTGGTTGCTGGGCCGTGACGCCTTCCGCTACGGCACCGCCGATCCCGACACGCCGACCGCGATCCATCGCGAGGAGCTGGCGGGCAACGGTGCTGGTGAGGAAATTCTGACCAATCGTGTTGAGTGGATGGTCCACCCCTCTGGCCATGCCTTCCAGATCGCTAGCCCGCCGGCTGGTGGTCCGCTCAATGGCACCGCTTCTGGTGGTCTCGCCAATGCTGGTAGCTGGGCACGTGTCTTCCCCGAGCGCAAGCAGATCAAGATCGCACGCCTCATCACTCGCGAAGCCTGATCGAAAAGGGCGGTGTCTAAGTCGGCACCGTCCGTCCTCTTGGAGGCAACTATGTCCGAAGAGACTGAAACCACCGAAACCCCTGAAGCCCCCCCTATCCCCGTTCAAGAACCGCGCCGGCAGTGCAGGAACCGCATTCGTCGACCGCGACATCTCAGGCGCTCACGCGGTCAAAGGCAAATCAGGATCGCTGACGCCATGGCTGATAAGGAGTCCGACGTTGACTCGTGAAACCAACATTGCTGACGCCCTGCAGCGGCTTGACCATGCTGACGACAGCCATTGGACCGGCAGCGGCCTGCCTCGTGTTGATGCTGTTGCCGAGCTGGCAGATGAAGCCGGGGTGACCCGTAGCGAGATCAATGCCATCGACCCTGATCTCAATCGTGATAGCACTTCGGACACTGAGCCGAATGTGGCTGATGTCACCACATCCCCTGACGTTCCTGATGACGGCGATGTCGATGAAGTCAAGGAAAAGCTCCAAGCCGAAATCGATGCCGTGAAAGCCAAGATCCAGGAGGCCATGGAAGCCAGGGACAGCGCGTCGAAAGACATCCTGGCTTTGGAAGCGACCTGTCACATCCTGGAGGTCAGGCACGCCGCCTTGTTTCCCGCCGTCGCCCCCGCTGCAAGCGTCAAGGCTTACCAGCAACGCAGTGCTGAGCAGCGTGAAAAGCGCGTGGCTCAGGCAGCGCAAGCAACAGGCTCAGCCAAGAGTAGGCTTGACCGTGCCATGGGGCACAGTCGCGGCTTTGGCATGCAGCGGCCTGAAGGGTTCCTGATCGACGGCGGTTGATATTCGGTTTCGAGAAAGTGTTGAGACATGGCTGAAATCGTCCCCCGCTTGATCGTCGTAAGTGACCGCCCGACTCGGTTGACCATAAGGAGAAGCACCGGAGACACGGCCCCTGAAAACTTCCAACTGATCGATGTGACGATGACGGCAATCGACGTCACCGGGCGGACATTCAGGCTTGCCGCCGACCCATCGCAAGCCCCCGCCAACACGGATGATCAGATCTACGAACTTACAGGGGAAATCGTCGACGCTGAGACCGGAAAAATCCGGTTCCCCCTTTCAGCTGGAGACGCAACCGCCGCCGCCGGCTCCTACTTTTTCGATCTCGAAATGACCTATGACGAGGATGATAGCGCGCTCGGGGTCATCAAGACGATCGCAAAAGGCCGGTGGATTCTTACCCAGGACATCACCCAATGAATTTCGTACCCGATCAGGGCGTCGGGCGGCATGACTCCAATTCTTATGTCGATATCGATTTCGCCCGTGACTATGGGGCTGAACGTCATCGGCCAGCTCTGCAGGCCCTTACCGATGAGCAGCTTCAAGCGGTGTTGGTGCGCGCCACAGATTACATTGATAACCGTTGGGCTCAAGCCTTCATCGGTTCCCGCTCCACATCCACCCAAGCGCTTTCCTGGCCGCGCTCCTATGCTTATGACGATCGCGGAATCCTGATCATAGGCCTGCCACCCCAGCTGCAGAAAGCGACTGTGGAGATGGCTGAAAGGGCCATCAGTCTTGACAGACTTGTCCCAGATCCGCCTTCCCCTTTCCCTATCGCTGATGCTGATGGCGTGGTCGCTGAGGTCACATCCGGTCAGGTGGTATCGACACGGAAAAAGGTCGGTGATCTTGAGATTGCCACCACCTATTCAGGTTCAATCGGCGGCGTCACCCAGCCTGTAACCAGCACCTATGTCGGCGGCGTTGCCGCTCAGGAATTTCCTGAAGTCGTCCTACTCCTAAAGCCTCTTGTCCGAGGCGGATCGGGTAGCACCAGTTTCATCAGGTATTGATCATGGTGAACCCGGTCTACACAGAATTGTTAGCCGCAGGCAACATTCTGATCGATGAGTTCGGCCGTGATGTCACCTACACGCCAGGCGGATCGGTCGACCGCGTCCCAGGTGAGCCTTGGCGCGGCAAAGTCCCGTCAACCGGGGTTACGGTCAAAGCGGCCATCTTCGAAGCCAGCGGCAAAGACATTCAGACGTGGCCACAGATCACCTTCACCGCCAAGGCGCTGGTGTCTCCAGTCAACATCACGATCAGTCCCTCACTTGGTGACACGGTGACCGATGGCGGCATCACCTACAACGTCGCCCATGTCGTGACGACAGCACCAGGGGACACCGCGCTTCTCTACACCCTCCTTTTGACGACGGAGCGGTGAAATGTCTTTTGAGAGCTTTAGCACGACGCTCCTGACACGGTTCCTGAGCGGATTCCAGACGGTGAACCCGACCTTTGATGTCGACCACATCATCTTTGGCCGATCACAGGACACGCCGCCCGCCAATGACCCCTATCTGAGCGTGCTTTATGCCGACCTTGAAGGCAACTTTGAGGCGATCGGCAAGGTGGTCACGCAAACCGGTTTGCTCACTGTTGATATCTTTGTTCCGCTCAATTCCGACCCGATCCTACGGGAGCAACTGGCCGACAATGTCCACTATGTTCTGAAGTGGCTCATTGTTCCTGATAACGGCCTGAAAAGGAATTTGGGCAAACGCGATTTTGCTGACAGCGTCGGCGGATATTCCCACTCAAGGGTCAGCGTGAGGCTGATCTATGACGTTAAGGAATCCGCTTAAATGGCTGCAAGAATTGAAGTCCTTGGGCTTGCTGATGACATCAGGGAATTGACTGACGCCATCCAGACCGACGTGCGTTTTATGGCGCGGTCAACGGCGACTGAGATCATTTCGTTTTCGCCTGTTCTTACCGGTTTCTTTGTTAGGAATTGGAATGTCAGTTTTGGCACGCCTGACGGCGGCGTTTCAGGCGTTCGCCCCAATGTGAATGTCAGGGTCTTTCCCAACCCCAACCTGTTCGGCGCGCAAAGCTGGACCGTGAACCAAGGCGACATCCATTTCGCCAATGGTGTCGATTACGGGATCTATCTCGATGCCGGTTCTTCAGGACAAGCGCCGCAAGGCGTCACGCAACCGGTGGCGGCGATCATCGATAATCGCTTCAGTCAGGTGATCTGATATGGCGGTTATCAGGGTAACGCTCGATGTCGCCGGTCTTAGGCGTCAGATCAGTCAGGTTGACCGTGATCTCAAGGGACTTGGCCAAGGCCAGCCGCTTAAGGGTGTCAATCAGAGCTTCGACAACACTACCAGATCGGCGACGCGCGCTAGTGGCGTTTTCACTGATCTCAAGGGCATTATCGCGACGCTGGTGACGGCTGCGACCCTCCGGCAGATCACCGGCTTTGCCAATGCTTTCACAGAGATCGAAAACCGGGTGCGCGCAGTTGTTCCGGCCGGTCAAAATCTCAGTGGTGTCATTGGTGCGCTTGCTGATGTTTCCCGTGAAACAGGCACGCAATTCGAGGCGGTGGTTTCCACCTTCCAGCGCTTCACCTTCGCAACCCAAGCCTTAGGCCTATCACAGACACAAGTCATCGATCTGGTCGAGACCCTGAACAAGGGGTTCCGTGTCTACGGCGCGACCGCTCAAGAAGCCGCGTCCGTCTCCCTGCAGCTCGGTCAGGCCTTGGCGTCAGGCACCTTGCAAGGTGATGAGCTACGATCGGTTCTTGAAGGCTATCCGCCGCTTGTGCAGGCAATCGCCGACGTCATGGGCATCGCTGCCGGTGAGGTCAAAAACTTCGCCTCTGAAGGCAAGGTTAGCTCGGAAATCGTCGTCGAAGCTCTGCAGTCGATCCAAGATGAGACTGACAAGGCTGCAGAAGGTCTTGAACGCACGTTAGGGCAGGCAACCCAAGGGCTGCGCACCTCCTTCATCGAGCTTGCTGGCGTGCTCGATGACACCACCGGGTTCACATCAGGACTGGTGACAGTCTTTGATGCGATGTCCGAGGGCATGCAGACCGCCACTGAGGAGGCTCAGCAGCTTAGCCTTGAGCTTGCGCGCGCTCAGACACCGCTCGAAAAGATCCAGGTTCTCGGTCAGAACGTCTTTCAGAGGATCATCGACAACATCGGTGAGCTGATCGTTCTGACGGATGATTTCACCGGTTCAGCTGATGATGTTTCCATCCTTGACAATCGTTTTGGTGAGCTTGCTACCTCCATTTTAGGCGTTGATGGCGTTTTTGATACTGTCATCAGTTCTGCTGGTGATTTCCTGGCATCGATCTCGGACTTTGATGGCATCGGTGACATCTTTGCCGGTCTGTCGGACGGCGGTGAGATCTTTGTCACCACCTTGCGTCAGGTCGGGGCCGATCTGGTCGAATTGGGTCGTCAATTCCTCGACTTCTCGGGTCTTTCGTCAGTCTTTGACAGCTTCAAGGAAAAGCTTTCTGAAGCAGGTGAAGCGGCCGGCGGGTTGCTTGATCGCTTTGGTGACTTCACCGGACTGAGCAGTCTATTCGAGCCCACCAGCGGCGCGATCAATAATCTTGGTGCGTCATTTGTTGAGGCGTCAGGCTTTGGTGAGGGCTTCGGTGTTGTTCTCGCTGATGCCGGCGGTAGCGCAGAGGAATCGAGCGATAAGTTCAGCAGGTTCGGTGACGTTCTCAGCGATCTTGGCACATCGCTGAAAACCGTCTTCATCGGGACAGAGGAGGGATCGAAAAAGTCGCGTGAGGAGCTGGCCAAGCTTGCGGGTGAAATCGCTCGCGTAGAGGTTAATCTCCAAGATCTTTCAGGCGGTGCGGGTGATTATAAGCAAGCGGCGGAAGACATCGCCGTTGTCACCAAGGTCACCACCGAAGAGACCAAGGCGCTCGACAAGCAGGGCAAAGAACTGGCGGTCTAAGCTCGACAAGGTCTTTGAGGATTTCGAGAAAGAGACCAAGCAGCTCGAAGCTAACTTCCGCAGTCTTGCTGACAATGTCGGCGGACTTTTCGGGCTAACTGGTGCTGAGGCGGAACAGTTCTTCGTCAATTTCAGCAATCTTCTGTCAGGCCTGAGTGAAAGTTTCGGGGTCACCTTTAGAGGCCTTGCTCTGACGATCCAAGAATTCCTGGGCGTCACGACTGCCCAGCTCGATGGTTTCTTCGGACTATAAGCTCACTGCAATCATCCAGACGTTTGCCCAGTTCACTGACAATGAAATCACCGTCATCAAGGACATCTTCAGCGGTGTCACGTCAGCGATCACGGATATCGGCGGAACCTTTCAGAGGGTTCAAGCTTCAGCGTCATCGTTCTTCACCGCCGTCTCATCCGGGGCGAACACGGCTGCAGCATCACTGGGGCCGGTGGGCTTGGCGCTTGCCGGCATCGGGGTGATTGTCGCCGGCACGGCCGCGATCTTCGGAGCGTTCGGCGATCGGGTGCAGAAGATTGCTACCGTTCTTGCTGTAGCATTTGCCCCGTTCGTCTTCAGCATCCAGCTGATCATCCGGCTTGTGCAGATCTTGCGGGGCTCCTTCGATACGCTCGGTGCGATTGGGGACAAGGTCGGCAAAGCCCTGGCGATCGTTTTCGCTCCCGTGCTGATTCCGCTTCGCCTGATCGTCGAGGCCGTTCAATTCCTGATCGGTCTCTTTACCAACCTTGGGTCGGTTGGTGACACCGTTGCCAAGCTACTTGCCGTGGTGCTCGCGCCGATCGTCATTCCGATCAGGATCATCATTGAAGCTATCCAATTCCTGATCGGACTGTTCTCCAGCCTTGGCAATGCCGGTCAAGTTCTGCGCGATATTTTGTCAGCGGCGTTTGGTGCCATTGGCGCGGTGTTCAATACCGTGTTCAGCGCAATGCGTGCTCTGGGCACGGCTGTGTTTGCTGCTCTGCAGGCGGCTGGGGCTGCCCTGCAAGCGGCGTTGAGTGCGATCTTCAACGCCATAGGGGCTGTGTTCGGCGCGGTGTTCAGGGCCATCCAGGCACTGGCAACAGCTGTCTTTGGTGCCATTCTTGCCGTCGCCCGTGCGGCATTCGCGGCCATCAATGCCGTGATCCAAGCCTTCCAGAGTGTTTTTTCAAACATTTTCGGATCACTTGGCGGTATCGCCCAAGCAGCCTTTGGGGCTGTGGTTGCTGCTGGACAGGCCGCGTTCTCGGCATTGATCTCAATCGCTCAACAGGCTGCCTCTGCAATCGGCGGAATTTTGGGCGGCATCTCAGCATCGATCAGCGGGATTGCTGGAGCGCTTACCGATCTTAGCAATTCGGCAAGCAGCATCATTGGCGGCATTGGTGATACGATCGGTATCGGCAAGCCTGGAACCCCGGCAAGTCGTTTGAATGATGAAATCAAATTCATCAGAAATTTCATCGCACAAGGTCGATCCAGTGGCCTTTCTGATGCGGAAATTCGTAGTCAGCTCCTCTCAAATCCGAACGTCAAACTGTTCAGAGGGTCGGCGATTGATGAATTCTTCGCCAAAGGCGGTGTCATCAATGGGCCGACCGTGCTTGATGGCCCTGGCTTAGCCGGCAAGGCCTTCGCTGCCGGTACGGTCCTGAATTCGCCAACGCTCTTAGGATCTGGAAACGTCACCCCTACCAGTAGGCTCGGCTTGGCCGGTGAAAGCGGCCCTGAAGGCATCCTGCCCTTGGCAGAGACATCGAGGGGCCTGGGCGTCACGGCCACCGGTCTTGGCGGCACCAATACGCGTATTTTCATCATCCATGGTGTTGATCGAAAAACCACGGACAAGATCGAGGAAAGCGTTGCCCAGCTCAACGCCGAAGTCGAATTCAGGTCGGCACAAGCTGCCCAGCAACTTCTTCTGGGGGCGCTCTGATGGCGATCACCTTTCCCGTCGACATTCCGCTTTCCAATGTCGCCGACGTATCATTCCAGGAGATGGACACATCGAGCTTCCAGACGTCGCCTTTCACCGGGCGCGGACGGCTGCAGCAATACGAGGGTGAGTGGTGGGAAGTCACCCTTGGCTATCGCAATCTTGATCGTGCCTTGGCGCAAGAGGTGCTAGGCTTCATCAGCAGTCTACGCGGTCCGGTGGGTACGTTCGTTCTACCTTTCCCCGGCTATAGCCAGCCACGCGGCACAGCGGCGACCGTAGGGTCATCCCCGACCGTTAATGGTAGCGCTCAAGCCGGCAGTGCTGAGCTTGTGGTCCAGTCATCCCCGATCTCGCAAACAGGATGGTTGCTGACCGGCGATATCATTCAGGTCGGTCCGGCTTCCCGCCCGCGCTGGCACCGCGTGCTACAAGATGTCGACACAGACGGCAGCGGGAACGCCACCATCGACGTCTGGCCTTATATCCGGGACAACACCATCAGCGGTGATCCGGTCAGCTTCTCATCGCCTCTATGCCTGTTTAGAAAGGTTGATGTTGTTCAGGTCTCGATGTCATCCCCGGTGATTCACAACTTCGATATTATCTGCCGGGAATCGATATGACGTCGAAGCCTTATCTGACTTCGGCGAAGGCCACGAAAAGCACGATCAAAAACCGTCAAGGCCGTCTCGCCACACCAATCAATGCTCGTCGCGCCGATCGTCTGATAGCGGCCTTGCGCGATGCCATCAGAGATCGAGAAACAGAAGACAGTGGCACGTCAACGCCGCGCGTGTTCGGCTATGGGCTTGCCTTGGTTGAGGCCGAACGCATCTTTCGTGAGATCAAGTCAAGCAATGGCAAGCTGCATGTCGTTGACGTGCTGTCAGGCGATGAGATAGACGGCGTTCTGGCTTATATCGTCGATAAGGGCATCATCTTTCCCGGTGCGTTTCCTGGCCAGCAAGCCGATGATGACACAGGGACCATCAGATCAGGACGGTTCAAGAACAAGGACAACCGCATCCTATTGCAGCGCGGGCAGGTGGGGCAGACGGCGGTCCAACGCTTGGTTGACCAGACGTCAGTCAATTCCACCTTCGTTGGCACCGGAATCGCCTATGTCTATTCGGAATGGAATTTTTCAACCGGGCGCTTTGAAGGCGAACCAGACGTTTCGGCAATCTGTCGGATGCGTCGCGCGCTTGATCCGCGAACCGGGACGTTTGGATGGACCTTCAATCCCTATGTCCAGATCTATGATTTTCTGACCAAGGCGAAATTAATTGGCGGTGCTGAGATCGACACCGACAAGATCGATAGCGCGGAATTCATTGCCGGAGCGAATTGGGCTGATGAGATCATTGTCACCAATCCGGTCACGCGCACGGCTTTGCTGACCCAAGACACCAACAAGGTCATTGCCAACCATCTGTTCGAGTTCGATCAGTCGATTGCGCCGTTCACCTATGGTGACGTGGTCAATTTGGTGGCGGCGGATGGCAGTCAGGAATTGCCGGCCAATCTTTCCCCCGGTGTCGATTACCACGTCATCCCGATCAGGCATCGTATCGGCGATTTTCAGGTTCCTGCCATCGCTCTTGCCGCATCCTTGGCTGACGCCTTGGCCGGCAATTTCCTCTCTCAGGGCGTGCGCACCAAAGAGGTGAACATCGTCAAGGTGGGTGAGACGCGCCACATGACCGGTCTGACCTATACGTCAGCCGAGCGTCCGCTGACCGTTCTGGCCAATATGTTGAATAGCTGTGGCGCTTCTGTCTATCTCAATGACGGCAAGATTTCGATCACACGAAACGTCTTCCCAGGAACGATCGAGGCGGTCACCGAGGATGATATTTTCGGGGCGTTCGCGATCTCGAACCGTTTGCCAGCCGATGAAAGGTCGACCGACCTGACAGGTAGCTATACGTCTTTGCTCAACCTGATGGTGCCGAAGGATTATCCCACCGTTGACGGTGGCGGCATCTATGAGACCCTTGATCGCGGCAAGTCCACGCCTGGGCGGCTTGATCTGCCTTTCATCGGGAAATCCGGTGTTGCTCAGCGAGAGGCAGCCAAGCGTCTACGGCGCAACCGCCAAGAGCGCACCGTGGCCTTCTCCTCTGATCTGCGCATGTTGCGGCTTAGGCCTGGGGCCGTCTTTTATGTCGAGCGGCCGTCGCGCAACCTGGATAGCCAGACAACGTTTCAGGTGCGTGATCACACGATCTTCATTGAGATCCAGAATGATAAGCCCTTGATCGGGATCGACGTAATCGGGCGGCAGCTGGAAAGCACCACATTCGACCTGACGGTTGATGATGAAACCTTGGTTCAAGAAGCGCAGATCCCCGGTGTCGATACTGCTTTTGAGGTCGGCGTCCCCGGCATCCCGTCGATTGCCGAGAGTCTGTTTTCCACGAAGCGCGGAACCGGCGTGCGTGCGCGCGTCGACATTACTTGGGCTCCTTCTATCGGTGGGTTCATTGACGGTTACATCGTCTCCTATAGGGAAGCCGCTGCCGGGGAATACACCTTTCTTGCCCAGACCCCTGATACCAATGTCAGGATCGATGACATCGAGCCGGGAACCTATGAATTCAGAATCCAGGCGGTCAACAGTGTAGGTCTGGAGAGTGAATTTGCGATCAAGACGGATGTCGAGATTTTGGGCCTATCCGCACCGCCGTCTGATCCCACCGGTTTCTTCGGTCAGGTCAGTGGCCCGACTGTGATCTTGCAATGGACGCGCTCAACCGATCTTGATGTGCTGTTCGGCGGTGAGGCTGAAATCAGGCATCAAGTTGACACGGCTGGAGGTGAGGGCGGATCGTCCAGGTTCTTCGCGTCGACCGATGGCAATCTTGCCGGTCTGCAAGTTCCCCTGGTGCTCGGCACCTACTATCTACGCTTTTTGGATCAGGACGGGAATTCGAGCGGCTTTGCCGAGTGGTCAACGCAGGACATTCGCGCCGTGCCGTTCGGGCAAACCATCACGGCCGGCGCGTTCGTCGCCAATGACGGCAACACTGAAAACAACATCACCATCCAGGAAGACCCGTCTTTCCCTTCGACCAACGGCAGCAACACGCTTGAGGAAGACACCATCAATCAGTGGCTCACCTTGCCGCTTGAGGGCGGTATCGATGATGTCGCTGATATCGATGCGGTTGCCAATATCGACGATATCACCCCGGCGAATTCGGTCGCCCCTTCAGGGGTCTACTTCTTCAACACAGATATCGAGTTGAACGCGGTTCAGCGCGTGATCATGGAGGCGCAAATTGAAACCGAGGTGGTCGACATTGCCGCCGGCATCGATAGCATTTCCGATATTGATCAGGTTACGAACATCGACGCGATTGGAGCGGGGACCGCGCAAATCGGGCAAGCCAATGCATGGGTTGAGATTAGGTTCAGCCGGGGAACGATCGCGTCAGACACCTTCGGGCCATGGCAGCGTCTCGAAAGCAGCATCTTCAACCATCGATCCTTTCAATTTCGGCTTCAAGCTGAAAGCTTGGTGAATACTGTGAATATCAGAGTAAAACAATTGCGTATACTTGCGAGAGAAATTCCCTTTGACGCATAACTATGATTTGATCATAATTTGATCATGATGATCATCGAAGAAGGCAGCATTTTTGATCGGCCTTATCTGATCTCAATGACGCCGGTTTCTATTGATATGTGATCGCCTGAATATTCGGCACGGTTCAGCTGAAGATAACCAGCCAGCTGAGGCCGAACATGACGCAACCATCAGACAGCGATTATTCACAAGCGTCAGGCGCAAGCGGGACAGCTTTGCGGACGGCGCTCAACGACTATTTCCAGGGCATCCTGTCCAAGAATTCAGGCACCACAGCACCCTCTGACACCTTCGCCGGTATGGACTGGATCGACACCAGCTTGTCGCCGCCGCGCTGGAAGATCAGGAACCAAGCCGACACTGATTTCGATGACTTCGCCAACATAGACCCGACCAACGGCATTCAGCTGTTGAACGAAGGTGCGGCCGTGGTCGCGCTTTCCAATACCTCGGCATTCACCCAGCCGCAGACCATGGACATTACCGGAGCGCCCGCCTCCTGGATCTTGCGTAGTGATGTTGACACTGGTCTTGCCTCCTTCCTGAGTCTTGGCGGTGAAAACGACGCCAATGAGCAGATCATCGGCGTGGTGATCGAGCACAACATCACCGACAACACCGATGGTTCAGAGGATAGTCAGTGTATCATCAAAGTGCTGCAAGCCGGCTCAAGCACAACCAGGGTGACGGTTGGCGATACCGTTGCCATCACCGGCACGCTCAACGCCACCACGCTACAGCAGGGCGGCACCACGCTCGCGGCGATCATTGAAGCTGAAAAGGGCAACATGGACCCTGACAGCACGTCCGCGACCACCGTGACCGTTCCTGATGATTTAACGCGTGGTGAGCGCAATCGCTTTACCGGATCATCAGCCTCGACATGGACAATCGATAGCGGCACGGCCGGCGATGTCTTCCCGGTGCGCAATCGCGGCACGGCGACCATCACCTTTGTCGCAGGCACCGCCACCATTGTCGGCGGTCTTAGCCTTGCGGCTGATAAGGTCTGCACTATCGAATATGACGTTGCCGGCACGGCGCTGATCTACGGGGAAAACATCTGATGTCTTTCCCTGGAATGCATGGGGTCACAGCGGCCGGCGGTGGTGGCGACCCACTAGATTACGGTGATGATCTGATCGCGTTTTGGGAATCTGAGACCAACGTCAACGATACCGGTGGCGAGGTTGATGACTGGACCGATCAGGGTGATGACGCGCTGGTCCTTTCTCAGATCAGCGGCAATACAGGCCCTGATCTTGAGAGCAACACCCAGAATGGTTTCGATGGCATTTCTTTCGAGGAATTCGTTTTAGCTGAACCCATCAACAAGAAGCTTAGAAGCACTGACTCTGAGCTGGACAACATCTTTTTTGATGCTGGCACCAAGACGATTTCCTTTGCGGCAAGATGGGATCGAACCCAGGATCAAACCTTTGGCTTGGACTCGATCATCTGCTCCAAAGGCTATGCCTTCGGCAAGAATGAAGGCTGGGTTTTGTGGATAAGGCCCACCGGTAACATTCAGTTCAGGCAATACATGACCAACGGCAATTTCTGGGCGGTCGAAGCGAGCGGGTTTTATAGCGTTGATGATTTGGTACTGGGGTCTCTGACCTATAGCGGCGGCAACACCTCAGGTTCAGGCTCTTTTCGTCTTTGGAATGGAAGCTCTTTCGTCACCACCGGAACAGTGACCACCGCCAGCGGCAGCTCGACAAAGTTCAATGATGCCTCGGACGATTTCATCGTAGGCAACATGCATGACCCTGCTGACACCAGTGACAACGCCCCCTTTGAAGGTCCTATCTTTGGCCTATGGATCACCAAGCCGTCTCAGATCTCACTCGATGATCAATATATGCAGAGATGGGTCCCCTGATGCCGACGCTTCAGGAAAGCATTGATCTCGGAATCAAGCCTGTCATCCTGATTGACTTCTTTTTTGATGGCGGCACGATCAGGATTTGGACTCGCCCTTTCAAAGGCGAATTTGAAGGTGAGGAATATTCACCTCTTGCTGGAATCACCAGCTCATTGGCCATTCGGCAAAGCCTTGAACAGCCTTCACTGTCCCTCGCTGCTGAAATCACCGGCACCGCTGATGAAATTGTTGCGGCTGGACTTACCGAAGAATTCCAGTTGCGTGACGCCACCGTAAGGCTGGGCAACATCAACGCCGCCGGAGTGGTTGATGCCGCCGAAATCCTAATCGAGGGCACGATGCAGGACATCCCTATCATTGATGATGTTGGTGATAGTTCGGTCGCAGTGCAGATCCAGAGCCTATTTTCCGAGATCGACCGGGCGATTGATATCAGGAATTCCGCCGCTGACCAGAAGAAGAAAATCGATCCCACTGACACGTTTTATGACTTCATCGAGAGCGTCACCAACGGCCCGGTGTTCGGCGCTTAAGACGGCTTGTCTTTGCCGCCTTCATTCTTCTTTTTGGCTTCCTCGATTTCCTTCATGGATTCCCTGACGCCTTCCTCCATGGCCCGGATATAGCTCCTTAGATCATCGAACTGATCAACGTCCAGATCATAGGTGGCGGCATATTCACGGATCGCGGTCCAGGTGATTTGCCCATCCATGCCGGTGCAGGTGTTGAGTTCTCTTTTGGCCTCGAAATAAAAGCCCATCCACGGCTGGATGAGGTCCATGCCGGCCAAGATCGGATCATTGATGGTTTGGCCAAACCTTGCAGCTTGGCGTCTAACGGCTTGAAGGGCGCTTAGCCGGTCGCCTGCTTGCGGGCGCTTCGGGTCGACCGCTTCTGCCCCTTGATGGGTGGCGTGGGCGATGGCCCTGAAGAGTTTTTTTCCTCTCCGGCGCGCTGGATCTTCTGTTGGCTGATTCCAGCGATGTGGCCTTGAACGGCGAAGAACAGAGCGTCACCGCCTTCATTCTCACGCACCACTTCAGTGAAGTTTTCGAGCGAGCACTCCACCACGTCACCGTCATCATCGAACATGGGGCAGTCTTTCCCGTCAGGGCCATATCCGCCCCAATCCGCAACGAAGCAGGTGTGAACCAGATCAAGGATCTTCAGGGAAATCTTGCCATCAGGATCAAGGATCTCATCCTGATTGAACGTATCCATATCAGTGATGTCGAAGCCCTTCTCCTTGATCTGGAGAAGTCGAGCCCTGAACAGCTGGTTGCCTTGGTTCGGTATGATCAGATCGACCCATAGAGATCCAAGTTCAAGCCGGTCTGTGTCGGGCATGCGCAGCGCGCCGACTGCGCTTTTCAGACTGAGGCCACCTTTGCCGTTCAGGGTTCGCTTAGCCAAAGGATTACTCCGGGAGGTAGAAGAATTCGGCAATCGTCATCGTGCGTGACGACACGGGATCTACAGCGCTTTCAAGGGTAAGCGGAGCAGTAATGGGCTGATCACCGGCAACATTCAAGCCCGAAGTGCTTGCCGAGCCGAACGGCAGATCGAAGATCAACCCCGCTTGACGCGCGCCCAAGGTCTGCTTGGTGATCGCGAACAGACCGACATCCGAGTTGCCACGGATGGCATCGAGTGCCGCCGTGTTCTGGAAATAACCGGTCATATCAGATGAACAGGTGAAGTTACCTGCGGTGACCGCGAACGCACCAAGGACACCGACTGCTTTATTGGCGGTGGCGTTGTTGGAGACATTCATCGTCAATTCCGCGATGTAGGCAAAGAACCCTGCAGGCACGATTGAGGCTGGATCGGACGATCTCAGAAACAGCCGAATGTCCGGCACGTTGTCGACCGTATTGAACACGTCAGACGTCTGCAGCTCGCGCACCGTCTCGCCATCGGTCGGCAGCTCGAACCCACTTGCACCACTATAGTTGGTCGAGTCGGTGGCAAGAAATTTCGCCTCAAGCGTCATCTTGTTAGCAGTGGGAATGTTGATCGTCGCGTCGTTGAACAGAGCGCCCGATAGGGCTTCACCTTGCGTCTCATTGACCGCGTCATCCGCCTGACCGAGGGATCGTTCAATTGCATAGGTGATCTGGTTGAAGTCGGCATCATCGGCGGCAACGTTGCGCGTGAAATCACCGAAAAAGATCTGGATGGTGTCACCGGTTCCTGTCTCTGCCGTCATCTCGGTCGAGCCATCGGTGCCGCCGGTAGTGAGATCGAAGATCATCTCATTGGCGGTGATGGCCTGACCGATCCGGGCAAAGGTGGTGTTGCCGGCATTGGCAAAGCGCGTGGTCGATGCGCTGGCAGGACCGCCGATGCGCACCCAGTCGCCGATGCCCATTCCGAAGTCAGTGAAGTCGGCAACGGACGACACAAGCCTGGGATAGTCACTGGCGGGACGTGTGACGTCGATGTCGCCGGTAGCGCCCTGGAAGCCGACCACGCGCACGATGGCGTCCTGAGGTGGCGTGGCTTCGGCGGCGTAACCGGTGGCGGTGATGGTGTCGCCTGAAACAGCGGTCACCAAACGGACATCAGCGCCGCTGTTGTTGGCAGCCACGCTGAAGCCTTCGGTGTGGATCAGCATATTGACCACGAAGCCCAGCGTCGCGGCATCGGTGCCGAAATCGATGGTGTCGGTGGTGACGCTGTCGACCGGGGTCAGGGTATTGCGTCCACCAAACTGAGGCGCTTGGTTTTTGTTGGACAGCATCAGACCCGGCCAAAGGTCACTGAAGGTGTACATGGAAACGTCTTGGCCAAAGCTACCGGCCGCGTCCAAGTCGGTAATCACGCCCTTGCGATTCTGTCGAAGCTGAGAAATCGGCGTGCGCGGCGTGGTGCTCAGATTAGCGCCGAAATCACCATAGTCATTCGGCTGCAAAGCAATCCAGATCGGCGATCCGGGAAGGGTTCCCGAGGAAGCCTCTTGAGCGATCGAGAGGCCGGAAACATTTGAGTCAACTTTGTCGACAGCCGCCATAACGAGCGCCCCTTGTCTGATGGAAAGATCAAGGGACATTCAAAGAAAAAACTTCATGTCTCAAAGAATGAGTGCTGATGTTATCAGCATTCATCAGACTTCAATTACAGGATCTTAGCCGCATTGCGTCGCACAACTTTGGCTGGTCAAGGTTCACCCTTACCAATGGGTGATGTATGGCCGAAATCAGTCAAAATGTAGGTACAAGTTCCGACAGCCTTGTGCATCGAGGGACGGACGTGCTTTTGCGCGTGCCTGTGCTTGATGTCGATGACAATGCTGTCGATCTGAACGGTGCGACGTCGATCACCTATCGCGTCTATGGGGTGACTCCTTCGAAAGACCCTGATGCCCCGACTGTGATCACCAAATCGATAGGGAATGGCTTGGCCGTGACCGACGCCGCTGGTGGCATTTATGAAATCAGCATCGACAAGGATGATACGCTCAATCTTTGGCCCGGTTCCTATTACCATCAGAGCATCTTGGTCGACAGCCAGGGCAAGACCTATGTCACTCTGACCGGCACATTTCAGCTTACAGCGCGCAACTGATGGCCGCGCCCATCATCACCCGCGTGAATGATCGTCTCGATGGCGAGATATGGCGCTGGCCAACCGTCACGTCCGTCGATCAAAGGGCGTGGCGCTGGCCGAAATTCACGCCAGCTGAGATGGCTTGCCGCAAGACAGGCGTGGTTCTGATCCGTCCTAGCTTCATGGATGATCTACAGCTAATCAGGAACCGGCTCAGCTTCGCCCTGCCGATTACGTCCGGCTATCGCTCGCCAGAGCACAATATGAACGTGTCCTCAACCGGCGCTATGGAAGGCCCGCACGTCTCGGGACAAGCGGTGGATATCGGCATCAAGTTCGCTGATGCCTTCGCCCTGATCAAGATCGCGATCGAATATGAGTTCAAGGGCATCGGCACCCGACAGCATGGCAAGTTGCCCGGTAGATTCGTGCATCTCGACAAATGGGATGGAAGGAAAACCGAAAGCCTTTGGACCTATAATGAGGCCTTGAATCATGGGTGATGAAGGCAAACAAGGGAACTGGATCGTTTCTGGGCTAGGTGGCGTCAACCTTTTCACGGTGGGCTTTGCTATCGTCGCTATCGTTTGGGCCTTCGCTCAAGGTCATTTCGGACAAACACAGACACAAGCCAAGCTTAAGGTGATGGAGTCATCATTAAAGGAGATGTCAGAAACCTTCGATGACATCGAATCTCAGATCGATGCCTTGCGTGACACCAATACCGCGATTGCGATCATGGAACTGACGGCAGAGAACACGGCTGCTACGGTCAATAGACTCGCTAGTCACGTCAATTCCTTGCAGGAGAATCAGCGCGATATTCAGTCGGAATTGCGTGACATGAAAAGACATGTCGAGAGCGATAAGGCACATCAATGAATCGCGCTTCATGGTGGTTCGACGCCAGAAATTCGAAACAAGTTCTGTTTCTCTTGCTGATCTTGATTATTGGCAATTTCGCGACGTGGCTGATTTTCTTATCAAGCCAGAATGTTGAGACCTTTAGCAGTAGAAAACCGATTGTGATCCTTGATGTCATACCAAGCAAGTCATCGATCAAGCTTGGTGAGCGCTACGGTGTAACCTTTGCCTTTGAGAAGACCCGCAGCGATTGTGAAGGCGGTCACATAACGCGTCACATGGTGGAAGCCGGGGAAGGCTGGACCTATAAAATCCAAGATGAACACGTGATTGTTTCCGAGCCGGGATATGGAAAGATTTCGGTCTATCTGCCGACCGTTCCGCTCGATGACAAAGAGACACATCTTGTTCGCCCAGGCCTTTGGAGCATCAAGAGCACGGTGTCTTACCAATGTCCGATAGGCGATGGGGAATTCATCACTCGCGACACGTCATTCTCAACCCCGATCTTCGAAGTTTTGGGGCAAGAACAAGGGGGAAACTGATGGGTTTCTGGGGAAAAATTTTCAATGTCGGCGGCGCTGGAATAGCGGCCCCTATTGAAGCCATTGGCGGGCTGATCGATGACATCCACACCTCAAAAGAGGAAAAGGACGCCGCCAAGATTGTGATGGAACGGCTACGCCAAGAACCTGGAAAGGTTCAAGCAACCATCAACGCGATTGAGGCCCAACATCGATCGATCTTTGTTGCGGGATGGCGACCCTATATCGGATGGGTGTGCGGATTTGCTCTGGCTTATATCTGGTTGGTGCGACCGATCTTTGCGGATGTCCTATCGCTAGTGGGGTTCCCTTTGTCCGAGCTGGAAATCAGCACCAGTGACGTGATTTTGCTACTTGGCCCGCTACTCGGTCTGGGCACGCTACGCACCAGTGAGAAGCTGGGCAAGGTCAGCAAGTAACCCAAATGGTCGATAAGCCGGTTATATCTGACCGGGTAAGCGCGGGCACGCGGCAAACCTTGCAGATGTTGGAGCGCCTAAGAAATGTTGAAGATGCTGATGGGCCGCTCGGTCGTTCGCCCATGGACTCGGCAACATTCGCGCTGATCGTGGCAACCGCCATGGTCTCACTACGCACTGTCCGTCAGGCGCATGCGGACAACCCGGATGTTTCAAGCAAGATGCCGAGGACTTGGCAAAGATTGATCAAGGCGATCAAGAAATTCGATCGCGACTTCGGTAGGATCGTCCCTGACAAAACCTGATTATCAGAAGGCAATGACGCCTAGGGCATTTCATTGAGCATCAGACAAGCCTTCCTACCATCGGGCAAGATCCTCGCACGGAGTCTTTGTCTTGCCCGTTTGTCATCTCAACACTGCTGATCAAGACGTGGCGGGCGACTGATGGCGCTTGTTCTTGAAGACTCTGGGATCATTGAGGATACCACTTCAAGTTTTACGATCACTTTCACGGTCAACATCCCGACCGGCTCTAATCTGTTTTTCTGCCACTTCGATCATTACAATAATAATGGCATTACGGTCTGGCTAACCGGCGACACCGATCCTTCAACGGTCGGTGGTGATGATATCGTCCAAGTCGGTAACCAGATAGCTCCAGCCGCCGCCGGCAATGGCGGCTTTGCCGGCTATGTGATTGACCCTGACATCGGGGCATCGATCACCGTCACGATTCAGCTGTCAGATACCCAAGCCAATGAAAAGCAGCTTCACTGGTATGTTTTCTCTGGTGCCGATGACACCAATCCGGTCAATGCCTTTGATGACTGGACGCGGGAAAGCATCACAACAGCGAACGACTCGCTAACGACCACGGTTGATGACTGTTTTCTGATTACCGCGATTCACGACAACACCGGACCGACCAACGGATCGATCAGCGGCTTTACCCAGCTTCAGGTAGACGGCACGTCCGGCGGCACGATCGACTATTCTGAAAGTTGGTATCTCGACGGTGCGGGCACGGCTGGCGCTGAATCGTCAGCTTGGACGGAAGGTCAGACCAATGATGTAACTCATGCAATGTGGGCCATCGCGCCTGCTGATACCGGCGGCGGCCGTACCGTTACAGCTGCGCACACGCTGGCTGTTCCCACCCAAGCCGCTGTTCTCGACAACAGCGTTGAGGGTGCAACCCCTGACATTGGAGTGCAAAGAGGCACGGCCACCGCCGCCAATACTGGCGGCACCACATCTCCTGGCACTGACTTCGGCTCGCTCGCTTCCACCATCGTCATGAACAGCAACAACCGCAGGATGCACGGCGGTCGGGATGACGAGAATGCGGCCAATGCCGAAGGCGATGACATGTCCGGCGGCATTCATTTGTCAGCCGTCGACACCATCGATCTTGACCGTGAAAGCGGGTCGATCGCCAGTGTCATGCGCTTCGCCTGGGAAGCCTGGGAATATGAAGGTGCCGCCAGCGGCGACAATGAATTCATCGTCAGGGGCAGGGTCAAGCTATCCCTGACCGGTGAGACCACGACTACCACGATTTCAAACATCACCGATATCGATCGATGCATTCCATTCATAACTGGCTTGCTTACTGACGAGACCACTGATGGTGCTGATGCCTCAACGGCGATCGCGTGGCTATCGAGTACCGACACCCTCAACATCAGACGCGGCGGCACCAATGGCACGGTTGATGTCTATGTGACCGTGGTCGAATTCACCGGCACCAATTGGTCGGTGTTCCATGGTCGTCAGGAGGGCGACACCACCGACGCGGGATCGATCACATTGGTCGATGACGCTGATGGCGAGACGGCCGGCGGTGGCGATGTCACCGACTGGGGCACCGCCGTTATCTTTCATCAGCATTGCGCCAACAATCTGGGCGGCACAGACGACGCGATTTCTGACAACTCGGCAATTTATGAGCCGGGTGCGAATACGACCACGGTCGACTATGAGCATGATGCCAACCATGCCGACGCCGCCACCGCTGGCAATCGCGATGAGCATTTCGTCCATGTTCTGCAGCATGACGACATGGACGTCACGCGCTTCAGCACGACCGATAGCGGAGCCGGCGCAACCAATGTCGACATTACGTCTGCGGGTCTGACCGACCTTGCGCGCTCGGCAATCGAGGTTTCCCGATATTCATCAGGGTCGGGTACGGCTTACGGTCGTGGCTGGGTCAACGGTCGACTGACCAGCCTGACCAATTTCGAACAGTGGGTGCATCGATCCGGCAACAACGTCGATACGCGTATCCAAATCATCGATCTTTCGTCAGTCGCAACCGCAGCCGCTGGCGCTGATCGGACCGTCACGGCGGCTCAGACCTTAGCAGTCCCGACACAGAGCGCGGACGCCGCCCTGATCGGCAAGGTGACCTCGACGCAAAGTCTGGCCGTCCCGGTCCAGGCAGTTGCGCTCAAGAACATTGCCAAGGCAGCTGCAGATCATAGCCTCGCGGTGCCTACGCAAGCGGCAGAACTGACCGGCGTGATCAGCTCAGACGTCACGGCTGACCATACACTAGCCGTCCCGACCCAGTCCGCCGCCGTTGACCTGATATCGAAGGTCACCAGCGCGCAAGCGCTTGCAGCACCGACCCAAGCCGCCTCGATCGGAGCCATCGTCAAGGCCTCCGCTGCTCAATCCCTTGCAGTCCCGACACAGAGCGCTGACCTCGGGACGATCATCAAGACGGTCGCCGATCATGCTTTGGCGGTTCCAACGCAAGCGGCGCTCGCCAAGGTTATCGGCAAGGCCACAGCTGCCCAGACCTTGGCCGCACCGACCCAAGCGGCGAACCTGATCACTCAGACGGGCATTGTCGCCGCCCATGTCCTCGCTGTGCCGACCCAGGCGGCGGCGCTGGCATCAATCGTCAAAGCCACCGCTGATCAGTCCCTTGCCGCTCCTGTCCAATCTGCAGCGGTAGCAGCGATATCAAAGGTAGCAGCGGCACAATCGCTAGCGGCACCGATCCAGGCGGCAACCCTTGGCCAAGTCGGCGGCGTTACCGCTGATCATGTGCTTGCCGTTCCCACCCAGTCAGCCACCGCCAAGGCGATCATCAAAGCCACCAGCGCAGCATCGCTCTTGGTTCCGGTCCAAGCGGCTAGCATTGAGACCGTGGTCAAGGCGATTGGCGCGTCGGTTCTGGCTGTGCCCACACAAGCCGCTGCAGCCAAGGTCATTGACAAGCTTGTCGCTAATCAGGCGCTCGCGGTCCCGATCCAGGCGGCGGTGATCAGAACCGAAGCCGGGATAGCCGCTGCCCATGTGCTCGCGGCACCGACGCAAGCAGCAACGGCGGCGGTAATCGTTAAAACCGTCGCTGCCGGGGTTCTGGCGGTCCCTGAGCAGGTGGCATCGATCAAGGCGATCATTAAGGCGTCCGCTGCGCAGTCGCTCGCTGTGCCCACTCAGACGGCTGTTTTGGGCGTTGCCGCCACCGGCTTGGTCGCTGATCACGTTCTGAGCGCACCGACACAGAGCGCTGATGCCCAGGTCATCGTCAAAACCGCCGCTGCCGGCACCCTGGCAGCCCCCCAGCAGGCGGCGGCGGCAAAGGTGGTCATCAAGACGTCTGCTGGCCATTCGCTCGCTGTGCCGTCTCAGAGCGCTGCGCTTGCCTTGGTCGCAACCGGTATCACCGCCGATCATCAGCTGGTGACACCGGTCCAGAGCGCGAACGCGCGTCTGATATCGAAACTTGATGGTAGCAACGCGCTATCCGTGCCGACGCAAGAATCGGCCCTTACCGTTCAGAACACCTTGGTCGCGACGCATGGGCTAGCGACTGCAACTCAATCCGCCTCGCTCCTTGTTGGCGAACGAGCGGCGATTGAGCTGAGCGGGTGTGCTGAGGATTTGCGCACGGTCTCAGGCTCAAAACACGCCGCATACGTCCTTCAAGGATCAACGCCCGAAGGAGCCTGAATTATGGCCTTGCGTGTTTACAATGCGACTGTTCAAGCCGGTGCCGATGGCATGGTCGACAAGCTGGAAGACGGCACGGGAGCCGGCAAGGTTGAGATCAGGACCGGCGCACAGCCCGCGCTGAATGCCGCCCTGTCCGGCACCTTGCTTGCTGAGTTCACCATGTCTGATCCGGCTTTCGGTGCCGCATCCGCATCCGGTTCTGGCGCTGTCGCCACAGCCCTGTCGATGCCCAAGACCGATGCCGCCGCCGCTGCCACCGGTACGGCCGGTTATGGCGCTGTTTTGGACAGTGATGACAACGTCCTATGGACCGGAACCGTCACCATCACATCTGGCGGCGGTGACTTTGAGATAGACAATCTTTCTATCACAAGCGGCCAAGAGGTGCAGTTGACCAGCTTCACCTTCACCCTGGGTCAAGGCTCCTAACCGGTAGCCGACAGTAGGTAGCGCTTGCCGTGATCGGTCATCGACCATATCTTGGTAGGTGTCGACGGGTTTTCATCCTTTTCTCGTCGGCGCAAAAGGGTCACGATGGCGCTCGTTTCCCTGAGTACGCCCCTCTCCGATCATCCTCCTTTCCGGGACCGGCTTGATGGAGGGGGGCGTTTCTCTTTCCAGCCTCTATCATTACAAGGCCATTCGTCGCTCGAACTATGACGGCGACAGCATGCGCTGTGATGTCGATCTCGGCATGAAATCCTGGTTGCTTGATCAGCAAATCAGGTTCTATGGCATCGACACCCCGGAAATCCGAGGCAAGTCACCGATCGAAAAGACGATGGCTGAAGCCGCGCGCTGGTTGGTGGAAAAGCGCCTCGATGAAAGCCCTGAAATCATTCTTGCGACACAGAAAGATGAGACCGGCAAATATGGTCGGCTTCTGGCGCGTGTCTATGTTTTGGATCATAGCTTCGGCTATGCGTGTTTGAATGACATCCTGATCGATGTCAGGCTGGCTCAGCCTTATTTCGGGGTTGGTGACCGTGTCCCCTGGCCTCAATGGTATCAGGACAACAAGATGACGATTGATCCATTTCTGGATTGATCATCGCCAGTTGACCATTCTCAATCATCGACCAGACATGTTTCCCGGCGTAATGCCATGAAAGTCTCCAACCGATGCAGATACCGATGGTAAATCCGGCCAGAAACAGGACTGTTCCCCACATTCTAAGACTTCCCGAAATCCGTGTGATGATCTTCGAACCAATCGAACGTGGCGATCAATCGCTTACACCCCAAAATAAGCCCAGATATCGAGGCCAAGCTTGATCAGCGCCACCCATAGGAGGGCGCTGATCCCGATCGCACCAACCCACACAGTGAGCATGACGATCACTTGGAAGCGAGGCGAATAACTGATGTCTGCCCCTTATGAAAGCTCATCACCCCTTTTGGTCTGGGCCGCATTCAACCGGGCGCGAGCGTTATCGTCCAGGTGATTTTTCAGCACCATGCTGTTGTTGTTCATCAGGGCGAGCAGCTTGGTCATGTCCTCAGCCTTACTGAGGGCAACGCCGATGGTGTTTTCCAGCTTGTCCTTGTCGACGGGGAAGGACGGGTTTTCGAAGTTCAGCCAGACCAGAACCTTGTCGTCAGCAGGTGGCGGATCGTTATGCACCTCGCCGTATTCGTCGATGATTTCACCATCATAATTCCCCGCTTCAGCCTCATCGAAGTCATCGGCCATCTCATCAAGCGCATCTTCAGCGGTCATGGGCTCGGCATTGATCGGTCTGGCATTGTCTGGACCTCGATGATGGACCCAGTCATCATCACCTACCGGCATGCCGTTGAGCGCTGCCGGTCGTGCCGTGCGCGTGACTAGCCGCAACACATAATATTTCATCTGCTGAAGCGGATCAGTGACCCACAAGGGCGAGTTGCGCGGGTGACAAGCGAGCATCCAATAGGCGTCAGACTTGCCGTCTTCATCCACCGCTTCAGGATAGGTGGTGGGGGTCTCCTGATTAGCCCAATGGATAATCAACCGAACGCCAAGACCTTCTTCATCTTTGGCGGTGTATGATTTTTCGGGGAACCGATAGTCCTTATTTTCCTTGCTCTTACCCTCTTTGATAATGAACTTGCCGCGCACCTTCGACCAATCGCCGATCAGTTCCCACTTGGGTTCACATTTGATCGAGCGCGTCGACTGTAACAGCGTCAGGCACAACTGAGCAGTCATGCCCAGGATGCCACCGCCGGGATCGAACGTGCCGTTGATCAGCGCCATGGGCGGCACACCCGTATTGAGATGCATTTCGATCACCCAGTTCATCAGAATCATGTTGTTCTTGGCATGCTTGGGCGCGACCGGGGAGCTGGCAAGCTCTTTGGCAAGCTGACAAACGCGGTCATTCAGCCCGGAATCGAAAAGCCTTTGCGTCGTCAATGATCCTTTGCTCGGATCGAACCCGCTGGCGGCAAGGGTCATCTGCTTCTTGGGCTCTTTGGCAAGAGCCACTTGTTGGGTTTTCGTCACGTCGATTTCTCCTTTTTTGTGATGCCTTATCTTACACCAAAAGCTGGTGACATTGCACCCTCATTTCCCAGCTCTTTTCTTGATCTTTTCCAGGCTACGAAAGCCTAGTTTGGTTGCCGAATAGCCCTCGCGATAGCCGCCTTTGACGTCATATTTGATCAGCTCGACCAGATCATCATCGATCTGTCCGGCGGCGTGATCACCAAGGGCGTGAACGATCATGGCCTTCATCGCCTTGCGGCGCTTTTCGATCTTGGCCTTCATCTTGCCAAGACGTTGTTCGAGATCGATCCAATGGCGTGCCTCAGGCGGCAGCTGGACCACGTCAGTCAGTTTGCCGGTGGCAAGTGCTATGATCGCATCTTGATCGCCGACATTGCTGAGATCAGGCGGCGGCAGCTGATTGGCGGCGATGTCATCGAGCGCTTTCCTGGTCTTCCTCAAGATGGTCGCGTGAATGCTAGGATGAGCCTTGATGTCCCAGTGATGGAGCTTGAACGTAAAATCACCCACTTCGAGCGCGATGATCGGTCCACGGCTGGCACCAGTGAGCAACAGCTGGCCTTGATGTTGAATCAGCACCTTTTTCGGCGGTCGCTTTCCCCAAAAGGCCTCGAACACATCAGGTGTGACCACCTTGATTTCGCCCGGTTCCTCGATGCTGTCATCATTCATGCTCAGGCAGTCAGGTGACGCATAGAATTCCATCTCAGGATGCTTGACGCGCGCATGGATCGAACGGGTTTTGCGTCCGGTGTTTTTCTCGAACATCATGGCAGCGACTGACTGCAGCATGTGTCCTCGTTCCATCAGCTCGCTTTCTTGCACATCCAAGCTCAGAAGACCCATAGCATGGGCATAGAGGCCCATCTTGCCGTTGCGGCCTTCACCGAATAGATCAGGTAGGGATGACGCTGTGATGCACCGCGAGCCGCTTGCGTGCAGCTTTTCGAAGGTTTTGCCCCCGTACCTTTTAAGGCCATAGGGCAACGCTTGTCGTGGCATGGTTGATTATCCTTTTCTCTCTTCTTTGAGGAGTGCGCGCATATGGGTTCTGATCTGCCCAAAATGCCCTCTGATTTTAGCAAAATTATCGATGCTTTCGCCATCCATGCTGAGAGCATCACGACTTAAAAGAACAGCATCCATTTCCGCTGACATGCGGTCGAATTCCTTCATGATCCCATGAAGCGAAACCGTCTGCTGAAGAAGGATCTTGGTAAGTTCACTCCGACTTTTGAGAGGCTGAACTTTTTCGGTCATGTCATCACCTTCGGCTTGGTGTAGATCACCGGCAACGGGGTTTCATCGGTGATGATCAAGCGCGCGTTGATGCCGGTGATGTGTTCGATCGGTTCACCCTGGCCCGAGAAAGACATGTCTTTGCTGATCAGGAAGGCTTTCAGCGCGTCATGATCTCCGGTGTTGATCAGAAGGACATTGTCGATCTCATCAGGCATCGCCGGCCATAGGAAGCGCTCGATATCCTTTTGCGCCTCTTCGATCTGTTCCAGGAGGAACCGGCCGCGCGCAATCACCCCTTCTGTAGCGCGTTCGCTTTCATCTACCATGTGGAAATCCTTTGCCAGAGAGTCCGGGGTGTCTTGGGCTGACGGAAGAAGCGGGGACATTGTTCGATAACCTCCTTTTGTTTTTTGAGAATTCGGATGGTTTCCGCCTCCTCGATAGCCTCGATGGCTTCATCTCGTTTTCTTTGCTCGGCTTCCATGCGGGTTTCGATCGGCAGTGACTTGCCCTGATAGACCACCACTTGCTGATGAATGGCGTTCTTGGCCCATTCAACCATCGAAATGTATTGGTGGCCTTGCCAGACGGTGATGGTTGATCGAACCGATTTGGGAATGCTCGACCATCCGATTTCCCGCTCGACGTTGAGGACGTGCTGCAGGGGATGGGCGCGGTGATCGAAGCATGTCGGGCAACACATGAAGTAACTGAGATCGAGGAAAGAGGGCGCTTCGATCAAAACATCACCGCGTCGGCAGCAAGGACAGGCCTTAATTGCGTTGCGATCCATCATCATCCCCATCAATGATCATATCCAGGCTATGCTTGGTGATCCGATCATTGATCCTCTTGAAGGCTCTGGCGGCTTCTGCTGGTCGATCCTTATAGGCTTTGTCGATGAAATTGCAGAAGCTATCAAAGAACAGATCTTAGGACCGTGACCACTGCCGAAAAGGCGGATCGCTTCCTGTTCCATTTCATCTTCGTGTTTGAGCATATCTCATCAATCCTTTTCGATCGTGGTGACCATCCGCTGCCATTGCATGACAGACACGTCATAGTCTGGAAACTCGGCACTAGTTCACCATCAATCACATGGTCATACCAGATTTTACCAGCGCCTGAGCACTCTTGGCATACGCTTTCACAGGCGGCGCATGGTTCCCGATACGGTCCGCATTGGCAATCAACGCCCCTGACGTCATCAAGGGGTTTCATCTCAAAGCCAGCAAAGCGCATGCCGCGCTTGGTAGCGAAATATCGTTCTGGATGATCTGGGGACTCAACGAGATAACCAAGACAGATCAGATCATCGACTGATCCCGGTGCGGCGTAGAAGCCTACCATCTTGCCGCCATGACCGTGACGATCGGTTCCAGCGGCGGCTCGAATGATCGATTTAGCCACTGAGGGCGGGCGACAACCTCCTAGCATTGTGGGCTCCTTTCAAGCCTTGGAATTTACCTCTGTCACCCGCCTTCAGCGACATTTAAAAACCCTTGAAATCATAAGATTTGATCAGTGTGGCTATGCCGTCATAGGCAATCCCCCTTGTATTCTGCGGTGTTTGAAAGATACGCTCCCACAGCGGACAATTGATCATCATGCTATGTGACAAGGTTGTCAACAGAGAAAAATCATGTATGCTCAATTTGTTGACATACTTGTCACCTAATGGTCAACTCAAGCATGGCAAATGACAGCATGATCAAAAAAGCACCGCATCCGATCAGGGTGTGGCAGCAATCCAAGAACTATACTGATGAGCAGGTTGCTAAAGCTCTGAAGGTTCATTGGCGGACGGTTGCCCGCTGGTGTGACGGCAGCAATTCCCCTAGCATCGAGCAGGCTCAAATCGTCTCTGACGTCACCAATGGTGAGGTCAGCCTGTTCAGCTGGCGGACCAATTTCACTGAAAGCATGAAAAAGGAGGCGCGAGCCAAGCTGAAAGCTCGAACATCAGGTGCTAAAGCTGTCGGGAAGGCTCCCGGCAAAACCACATTGAAAGGGTAAAAACGTGATTGATAGCGAATTCGACAATTTGTTTCTGGACGCCTTGCTGCCTATGGATCGTGGCGCGTTCCTGGAAAAGCTTGAAAACGAGTTCCACCAACTTTACCGAACCTGTGACGGCTTGCAGAAGCCAGGAACCATCACTCTGAAGGTCACCGTCAAGCCTGACGGCCACGGTCAGATTTCGTTTGTCGGTGACATCGCCACCAAGCTGCCCAAGCCGAATGCTATGCCGGCTACTTTCTTCGTGACGCCTGAAGGAGGTCTGACCCAGGATGACCCGCAGGTTCGGCACATGAGCGAGGTTGCATCCGGCTTTGAGCCCAAGCGCGCGCCGGTTTCCGACTTTGACCCCAAGACCGGCGAAGTCAAAGACTAAGCCATCAATAACCAAAAAGGATTAAGACGACATGAGTGATAACATGACCGAAGCCGAAGTGATTGAGCGCCTTGTCAAAGACAGCATGGTGCCAACCAGTGTCGGGAACATGCCTATCCTGGTCGGTGACCGAAACCGCACGGATGTCATGCGCCTGGATCATTTGCTCGCGGCTCCTTTGCGCAACACCGGCACCATGACGGTTACCGCCCAGGAAAGCTTTAACAGCGTGGTCCATCATAGGATGGGCGAAACCACCCGTCTTCATGTCCACAATGCGGGCGGCGACAAGTCTGGTGATCCCAAGCTCGAAGCGATCATCAACGGTCGAACCAAAGTGCTTCCTTCCTGGGAAGACGACCGGGTGGTTTTTCGATTTGTCAAAACCAAGGAATTCGAGAAGTGGCAGGGACATTCCGACGTGGTGATGGACTGTCGCAGTTTCGCGATGTTCCTTGAGGAAAACCGGGACTCGATCGAAACCATCAACAACTCGGCGACGGCTGCTGACATCATCGATATGGCGCGTTCGATTCGTGGTAGCGCCAAGGTCGACTTCTCCGAAACCATCGATGAAGTGACCGGCGCGCGCGGACAGAGCTACAACGAAGCGATCAAGCTTCAATCGGAGAAGGGCGGCAAGACCCTGGAGATCCCAGGCCATTTCATGATCGCGGTCGAGGTGTTCGATGGTGATGATGAACGCATGCCGTTTACGTGCGTCCTGCGCGCCAGTGTCGAAGAGGGCAAGGTCAAATTCCGCTACAAGCTCGACCTCGCCGATAAGGTCGTCAAAGAGTCCTTGAAAAAGAGGATCGCCCAGACTGCCGAGGCTCTGAAGCTTGATCCCATCTATGTTTAAGGTTCCGAGAGTTCGGAGTCATGGAGGCGTCCTTCGGGGCGTCTCCATCCTTCACCAAGGAAGGCAGAGGAAACATCGAAACATCCTGACATTCCATGATAGCCCTGTCGTTGGTCCGACTACGTTCCAAAGCCAATGGGAAGCCGGTCTTTGCATGATCCTTGATGACATGGTCAAACAAGGGGAAATCCAAACCTTCCTTGATCAGGTGTCGATCCGCTTGCCCGCGACCACCGATGCGGGCAAGCGCCAATTCATGCAGGTCGACTTCCTCGTCATCACCAACACCTCCCGCTATGTCTGGCTCGATGCCAAAGGCCGGACAACACCGAAATGGGAGCTGCAGCGCAACCTTGCTTTTCAGCACCACGGCATCGACGTCATCCCCGTGTATAAGGGGAAGCCCTTACCGAATTTGGAGTGATCATGGCCGACAAGGTATCAAGTGGTTTCCTGAAAAAGATTCAGAGATTCACCGATGAAGAAAATCACGCCTCCCGCGTGCGAGCGATCGATCGAAGCTGCGCAATGCTCGCAGAAAATCTGACCGATCAGCTTTATGCAGAATTCATCGTGATCGCTATCCCCAGGCCCATCAATTATCAAACCGGTGATGTCGGCGAGATCGAAGATGAAAAGGTGATGGCTCAAGTTTTGACCAGTATGCGATCAACAAAAGCCATCCGGCTGATGGAGCTGATGATCGCGCAGAAAACCTTTTACGCCGACCCTGTCACGACTGACCTCAAAAAGATGAACTGACCTTCACCGCCTGAAGCTGGGCAGGACGTCGTGAAAGGCTCCTTGTGGTGGTTCTGCCCTGCAAGGGGCCTTTTGCGTTCTGACAGCGATCCTGGAGCGACCCATGAACCTTTTTCCCACCCCGCCTGATGATGGCAGCTTGAAAGACCGCATCATGTGGATGATCGCTGTCACAGAGCCAGGGGGCGATGACATGCATCGTTGCGCCTCCTATCTGACGTCACTCATCAGTGATGAAAAGATGCAGCCAGGGAACGTGGCAGCCTTCACCGAGCACTGGAAGCGCTTGATCAACGCCTATGATCAGGATTGCGCTTTCCTGATTCAGGTGGGCTTGCACGCTCTACAAATGCATTGGTCTGACATGCCGAGACTTCGGATCATGCTCGAACAGAGACGGAATCACCAAGCGGACGCCTATGACGTGTTCGACATCATAGAAGGGCTCAATCACCCCTTGCCGCCGTCCGCTGAAGTTCTGGACTTCCCAGGATCTGGGCTAAAAAAGCCCAAACGTTGACCCCGAATAAAATGTTTTGTAGCATGGTTTCGTGTTTGCAACGCACGGGTTGAAAAAATGAAAAATGTCCAGGAAATCTGCGCCGCTTTTGGTGGTGCTACCGTTCTAGCCAAAGAGATCGGATTCAATGAACCAGCCGTTTCGAGATGGGCTCTACGGAATTCCATTCCGTCTAAATGGCTGGTAGCGGTGGCCGATGCCGCTGCTGATCATAACATCGATATCAGCATCGTTGGCATGGCCAAGATCATGCATGAAGACAAGCTGAAACGTGACAAGTTTGTCAATGGAAGGCGTAGGGGCAGAAAGCCTGGACCCAAGCCCAGGGCCTCCTTGGAAGCCTGATGTCATGATCGTTCCCAGTCCCTTCTTTGCCGTTTTCAGGGCAATCAAATCGGTGCCCAAGGGTGCGGTTAGGCACGTGCTGACGACCATGCTGAGCAATATGCAGACCCATGACGCGGTATTGACCTATCGAGGGGCCACCTTCGACATCAAATCCCAAGAGGTCTGCATGACCTTGGACGACATCGCTGATGAGACTTTGATTACCAAAAAACAGGTTCGGGGAGGCCTCGAAAAGCTGCAAAAAATGGGCCTGATTTCCGCAAGGAAGGCAAAGCAAAAGGGCACGTCAAATGGCACGTCAAATGGCACGTCAAAAAACACCCAAAAGGGCACGTCAAAGGGCACGTCAACAAGGATCAATTTGGTCATTCATTTCATAGACTTAGACGCCCTTGGAAAATCCAAAGGGCACGTCAAAAGGCACGTCAGTTTACCCCAAGAAGGGCACGTCAAAGGGCACGTCAAAGGGCACACAGAACAAGAAAGTAAGAAAAAAACAGAATCTGTTTCCTACCCTAACTCTGAGTCTAAATTACAGAATCAGAATCTTGTTGAAACTTATGGTCAGATCGACGCTGAATTTGTCGACACGTCACCGCCGATCGATCTGACCGGATTGGATGAAAAACCGGTCCAGAACGAGCTGGTGATTTTCGAGGATCAACCCCTCGACGTGCTCGAACCCGCTCAGCAACTGCAATCCGATTTCGAGGACTGGTGGGCCGGCTGGACCATCCCAGGCACCAAGCGCGCCAAGTCCGAGGCGATGACCGAGTACCGCAAGCTGATCAAATCCGGCGTGGTTGACCATCCGAAGCTTTGCGCTACTCTGGCCCGGTACATGGCCTATCACCGACAGGAGGGAACCGAGAAATCGAAAATCATTCACCCGAACCGCTGGCTCAAGCGTCACCGCTTCGATGACGAGATCATCCTGAACGACCAACCCAACGGAGGAACCAACGGCCATGCAACATCCGATCTCATGCAGCAACTCGCAGCCGAGGCGATCGAACGAGACGCCGCTGAACAGGCGGCAAGCCAACATCGCCAGGATCTCGGTAGCCCTGGGAACGCTCTGGATCAAAACTTCCAGGACCAAGGATCAGACCGAGAGCAAAGCTGACATGATGAAAATCTGGATCGATCTGCTCAAGCCTTGGTCAGCCGATCTTGTCGAGACAGCCCTGGAAGCCCAAGCCGACGAATCCCGCTGGTGGCCGTCATGGCACGATGTTCGAGAAAGACTGCCGGAACCCAAAATCAACAACGCCCTCGGCTATGACGATCCCCTGAAGCGCGTCAAAGGTTCCGGCGCAACGTTGGCATGGTCCGAAGCCGTCGCCAAAGCCTACACCGAGGCCTGGAGACAGAAAAACGGCAAGCACCTTGGTAAGAGTCTGGTCAACAACATGCCATGGGCGATTAGACAGGCTTTCATCGTCGAGGAAAAAACCGAATTTTCCATCACTGACGGCCCCGTCTGGTCAGCAATGGATTGCTTCGACGCAATCATGCCGAAAAGCATCCAAGACATCGCCACAGAGGCCACCAGCGAGCAACAGGACGCGTAGATAGGCAATCCATCATGCATCAAGAGCGGCGACGCCTGGGCGAGGTCTCAGCGCAAATTCTGATTCCGAACTGTCGAGAGCATGACGTCATCCTGACAACATGCGCCGTCACCCAGGTCAGCACCCATAACGTGCTCGGCTTTACCTACGATAAACGCTCATGCGAGGCCCGCTATATCGCCATGTACGCCCTACGCAAGGGCAGGGCGGCAACCCATACCGACCTTAGCCGGTTCTTCAATCGAGACACGTCAGCCGTAAGGGATGCGCTCCTGTTCGTCAGCAAGCGCCAAGACCTCAAAATCATCGCCCACCAAGTCATCGACGTCGTCAAACACGCCAATCGGAGAACGCCGTCTCAATGAGGGGATACAAGAAAAAAAAGAAGGCAAGGCGGGAAAGGATGGCACGATTTAATCGATCCCTCAAAGACGGGAATGACCCCGGTCTCAAAGAGCACGAAATCAAAAGAACCAAAAAGGTCACCAAAACCCAAGACATCAAGCCAACCCATAACGGCACCGTCTATTGCAAGGTCAAAGCCGAACATATCATTCCAAGATCCAAAGGCGGGTCAGACAACTGGGAAAACCTCGCCGCTGCCTGCAGGGAATGCAACACCGCACGTGGTGTGCTCGACCTCGACCCTATGGCCTTCTTCCATCGGGCTACAAACTTCAAGCTAGGACGACGAAAACAACTCGAAAAAATCCGGGATAACCACGTGCCGCCGTTCAAGAAAAAAGAAGAGATGGAACGCAAGCAAAATCTCGAAAATGGCATCAAGAGAAAATCGCAACTCAGGTTTCTGGGCCTGGGCTCGAAACGTTCTCAGACATCAAACCACGAATCTTTGACTTCACATCAGGCGACGTCATGTAAGCCAGCAATGCCTCCCGAGCGTAATGAGACATAGGCGTGCGGGATAGCGTCGATAAAATCTTCAGCTCAGCAAAAAGACGAGTTGGAAGCTCAAACGAAAAACCAGTCATGTCAGCTTCACTTTTCGAACCTTCGGAAAAAGCCGTCGAAATCTGATGAATAAGGTCACGTTTGGTCGTGGATCGTCTTGACATCCTTGTCACACCCGCCATAAATTAAAAACACGCTCTTACAGATTTATCCAGAGGTTCCACATCTATCCCTCTGGATATTAACCGTCAATAAATGAAAGGATGACTACAAGAATGGAAGATCTTTATCAGGTGGCCCGGATGGTCACCGCCGCCAAGCGTATGGCTGAACTGCTTGGCAATCAGGGTGATCCCCGCATCGATCACGCCAAGCCGAAGGGTAAGCCGGCCGCTTACCTCATCACGTTTGATGTCGACGGCAATGACATCGAGCTGAGCGTTCCGGTTGTCGCTGCTGATGCGTTCGCTCGTTACGTCGATCATATTCCGGCGAATGCTGCCAACGGTTTCGA